TGTTTAATTCGAGAAACTGCTGTTGAAACAGAACCGAGAAGAGCTCGATCGTCTGTATCTTGATCTCTTCTCTCGGCTTGTGGCTTATAATCGCCTTCGAGGTCAATGATTGCAAGAACATCTTTTCTAGCCTCAGCAGTAGAGATAACTCGATCCGTAATAACTGGCTTTCGAATACCGGGAATCAAAAGCATGTTCGCAGGAACAACTTCTGGATCTTTTACAGAATCAAGCGCCTTGTTGATTGTGTAGTGGATGTAGTCTCCAACATCATCTCTTGTGCCAGAAATAAGATCATCGCGCAAAGGTTCTTTTTCTGTGATGTTGAATCCTTCAAATCCACCGTGAAGAGGCATCAAGAATTGACGAACATTTAAGTTAAGAAGGTCTGCGAATGAACCTGAAGAAACAGTATATGAAGAACCAGCAGATCCTGAGCCAAGAGCATAAGAATCGGCGGTATATGTAACTGTATTCAACGCTGTGTCGATTACCAAATCATCCAAAGTAAATGTGAATGAATGCTCAAAGTCACCAGAAGCAACATAGTTATTGATACCGGCAGGCAACCTTCTTAAGTAATCACAGTAGTCATTATCGTATTGATTTGAAGTAGTTGAAATCTTTGGACGAATACCGTAGTAAGCACGGTATGGATCCGGTGCGCCACCTTCGGTTCCGTCTCCGCGAAGAGCAAGAGAAGGGAAATTGAAAGATGCAGTGAAGTCGGCAGGACCAGCGGCAAAGTTGCTTACAGTTCCACCAGCAACAGGTATTGAAGCATTTCCTTTTACGGAAGCTCCAGCGAATGCTGAAGAAATATCTCCCAAAACTGTTGGGTTTGCTGAACCGGAATTCAAAGTAAATCCTTTTGGACGAACAGGTCCTTTAAAACCAGCAGGCAAGAAACCTTGACCACCACCGTCTTTGATAAATTGCTTTAATTCAACATAAACGATGTTTGATTGGTTTTGGAAGTCTCCGTAAGTTCTGTAGCGACGGTCTGTTTCGTCCCACTCTAAATATTGGTCTCCGATTCTCTTTGCGATATAATCAGGAGAAGAAGGGTTGAAGTTAACACCAACATAACGCTCAACAGTTTGACCAGAAGTGGTCTTGATGGCAACAGTGAACGAACCGAAAGGGTTAGCAGTAGTATTCACAGGTGCTGCGATTTGCTCGATTGCAATCATGTAATCTTTTTGAATGTCCTCCCCAACATGAAGAGACTTAAGACGGAATAAGTCAACTTGGTTCTTTTCTTGTTGAGAGATTACCCAACCAGTACCTGATTCTTTTGCCGCTTCTTTGTGAGCACCCCAGTTGTAAGTGCTAGCAGAGCCGCTTTGCAAAGGAAGTAGAATACCATATACAGTACCAGCATCGTTATTTTGAAGCCCTAGATCATCTACTTCGCGAGCAAATGATTCACCTAGCCAATAATTCTCTGTTTGTGCCGTTGGAGTTGTCGCAGCATTTGTAAGTTGCGGGTTTGTATTAAAGATTGTTCGAATATATTTTGTTGAGTTTCTCGAGAAGTTGAAGTTCAAGTCTTTCTTAGCAACTCCGGAGCCACTGATTACGAGTTTAAATTCACAATTTGAATCCACACTCTTAACAAAAGTTCCTGCTTGCTCAACTTGTGAGCCGTCTGCCGCTGCTGCACCAGATAAGGCAAGATAACCATTCTTAGCATAGAAAACAGCAGCGAGGGAACCAGTGGTCATTGTGTCAGCAGAGGCTGACTCGATTAAGAATAATCCATAAGCCGTGCAGTTATCATCAACACTAGTTGAGATGTCTCCACCTAAATTCCACCCAGCCTTACCAGCATCTGTGGAAGCTTGAGGATGTTGATCCCCAGCAATTCTTACAACTGTGATTGGTGAGTTCTCGGAAGCAAGCCAAGATTGTGCAGCATAAGACGCATAAGTTGGCCCTGCTGTGTTTCCATCTCTCCAGACGTCTCCTTGTGGTCCAGCACCTCCAGGAACAGGAAGGCCAAATACAGAAACATAATCGTCTAGGTTTCTAATCTTGACAGGTTTGTTAGCCGGCCCCTTTCTTGTACGTCCAATAATGATTGGGCCTTCTGCATCACGCTCTTGTGGAATAAAGCTTTGGTCGATCTCGCGGATCTCAATTCCGGGTGATAGAAAATCAAATTTTTTAGCCATCGACTGTTCTCCTTAATATGTAAATATCGTTTCCTATTAAATAGTTAAAGTAAAACCCAAAGTCATTAAAACTCTCTAAAATCATCGTCATCCGATTCCCAAGGCTTTTTGTCTCCGACAATTGACCTTTCTCTGACGAGTTTTACTTCCACTATAGTTTCTTTTGTGACAATTTTTGGCACTTCTTCATTCTCGCCATCTCCGAGAAGGTAGCCAAGCACCTTAAATGTTATTGTTGTTTCAAATGCTCTTTCTTCTTCTGCCAAGTTTGCAACATTATTTCCTTGAGCATAGTCGCCTTCGATAAAAACTTCATAGCGATGACCATTATACTCCGCAAAAAGTGCGTTGATATTTCCTGTTTTCGTCGCAAACGGTGTTACGAGGTCATTCATTTGCTGTTGATACTCAGTTCTCAACCTAATCGTGTATGTTGCGTTGATCCATGTTGGAATTGGCGCATAAGTTTCTTCATATACAACTTTTTTGTTATCGACCGGATAGTTTTCTTGTCCATTGTATTTACCGCTTTTGGCGGAGGCAAATTTTCTCGTTGTTTTCTGTGAAATCTTGCGAGAAATTAAGCGGGGATGCTTTCTGTAGCCTCGAGGACCATCTAAAGCAGGAAAAACATGTGCTTGATAGCCACCCTTGAATGTAGGGTCTTTGGACATAGCAGATCTTTCTACTGTTATGAGTGGGAGCTTAAGTTTTCCAACAGAATCTCGAATGTCTTTGTCTTTTGAGTTGAATGCTCGCTCTGGTGAGATCCAAAGCACAGGCACCTTCTTAAATCCTGAGTTGGTTGTTGTGTGTAGGTCAAACCCATCGTTAACCAAGTTATAGATAGCAGTATCTATCGTCTCAAACGTCGAAGGTTGTAATGGTGTTTCCTTATTCGGCATTGAATACTCCATCTCTTGCCCTAATGCACTCAGCGGTTACTTCAAACCTTGAGTCGATTTGGCCAAATAATTGCTTTGGCTCATTTATTTTGACAATCTCATAGTAAATACTACCATAACGAACGAAGTCGCCTTCTCTGACGAAAAGATTTTGATCTTCCGTGAGTCTCCGCTTGTGAAAATTGACTTTAAGACCAGTCATTTTATCGATACCAACTCCCTCAAGGAACGATGTCTCCACTCCCATATACTCAACGAGAGCATACACTCGAATTGGGTGAAGAAAGTTCTTTTCAATGGCCTCGCCATAAAGAGGGTGGAAGTTGGTTGTCTCCATATCGATTGGAAAATAAAGGATCTGTTGTCCAACAACTCTCTCGATGATCTCATCGTTGACTTGTTTAACAAGATTCTTCTCCTTCTCGCCCAAGAAGAGCGGAGGAGGTGGTTGAGTTGGTCTTTCCCACTTTGACATTTAGTTACCCCACAAAGATTTTTAACGGAGTCTGTCCGACAATTGCATTTGTGTTGTCGACCATGCCCTTGTCGGTTTCCACAAGTTTGGCATATAGCATTTCATCCAATTGCTTGTTTAACTCTTCTCTTAATGCTGTCTGCTCTGCTTGTGCCTGAGATAAAAGATCACCAGCATTCAAGGATACGCTATCTCCAGGAATTGGAACGTTGCCTCCAAACTTACCTCGCACTTGCCCGAGGGTCTCTTTCGAGAGAGCAAGAGCAAATCGCCTGATCCATTGTTGTCCGATTGAATTGATCTTGTTGAACGGGATGTTCTCAAGAGGCATTGTGTTCATATTGTTTACGCCGTCAACACCGTTCTCTCCATTTGAGTCCTCGAATGCATCGTTGCCTCCAACCGTGAACCTGAACCAAAACTTCTCCGGAGAGACCGAGTCTGGTGTTGGATAGATTCTTAATTTATTGTCTATGATTTCGTATGAGTAATGTGACGTTCTTGTGTAGAGGTGGTCTTCATAAGCGATAGCTTGGGCTTTATTTTGCCACGCCGGAATAACATTAAACGTGGAATCGTCAGCATACTGACCGTAGTTATGAAAATCCCCAACGACGTTAAGGCCTCCGTAATATCCATAGAACCTCCACATTTGTCTTGGTGTTACATAATAAACTTGACGGATTTTGATTCTCTTGTTGTCCATGTTGTCCCAAGCAGCACCGGATTGTGAACCAGAGACGATTGCCTGAAGGTCATAGTCTTGTTGGTCGGCGACTCTGTCAATAGAGGCAGAGTAAATTGGCTCTGTTCCTCCAACCAT